CAACCTGTCGTGTCTGTGACTGGTGAAATGAGCACGGACATTACTTTTGGTGACGCCACATCTTTTGGTAGTCCATATACTGGATTAACCTTGAGTGGTGACGGATGGGTTGTAAGTACAAATCTATCAGATGGTATGGTTAACATCGAGGAAGCGAAATATTCGTGGAATGTAATTGATGGTGTTGATTTAACATTTGGTAGTCAAGCAGAACCTTACGGAATAGCATGGGGCTTACATAGACCTGCAACAAACTGGTTTGTTTCAACTCCAAGAAACCATATGGTTACGAATGGTATTGGTGTTGGATTTAACAAATGGGGCGTTGGAGCTGATTTGTTTTGGGGAGGAGATTCAATGGATGAAGAGATGGAATCAGAACTTTATTGGGCTGGTAGATTTTCTTATGGATTGAATTTGCTTGGTATAGATTCGAATTTCGGACTATCATTAAATAGTAACGAGGCTCAACTAATTGATGTTTCAGCAGGTAATGATACCTTTGAAGCATCTCTTGAGTATGATTTGTCAAGTGAGGCAGATGGTGCGTATTGGATGAGGGGTGTGGTGACACCACCTTTCGGAAAAGGTGCATTTCTACTTATCGGGTTAAACTCCGATGATGTTGTGACATATGGAGTTGGGTATAAGTGCTCGGACAATATGAAAGTTGTTTCCGAGTTTAATTCTGGATTGAAAGATGCAGAAGGTAACGATGTCGAAAATGACTTCTCAATACGAGCAAGTTATTCATTCTAATAATAAACAATAAACAACGGAGGACTTAACATGAATGTTAAATCAATTTTCGGAACAATAGGTGATACACTAACTGGATTATTCGGTGTACTAACAGGACTTGTAGGTGTAGGTATTATGTCTCAAGTAATCTTTGGTACAGGTTGGATGGGTATTGATGTTGTAGGTAACATATCTACATTGGTTAATACTTTTCTATCTGGTGGTGTTACTGGATTACTTACATTAATTGTTCTACTTGGATTAATGGACAGTAAATAAGTGATTTAAATCACAAGTAAATTATGGGGTTGCTTCGGTAACCCCATTTTTTTTACACGAAACTTCAGTATATATTATATTTATAGTAAACCAACAGAGGTTAATATAGGAGAAGTTACTTATGGCAAAATCAAAAGTTACTCAAAAAAAGGTTACCCTTTCCGAATTAAATAATCACAACGTATCAAATAAACGACAAGCATTAAAAGATTTGAAGATGTTAAACTTCGATGAGATTCAATTCAAAAATCCAGCACAAAGAAGATTCTACAAAACCATATCTTCAAAGGATATAACATTTGGAATTGGACCTGCTGGTTGTGGTAAAACTTATTTATCAGTTCACAAAGCCCTAAGAGAGTTGGGTGATAAAGATTCAACTATCGATGGTATTGTAATTGTTAAACCATTAGTTGAAGCTGCTGGTGAAAAGATAGGATTCTTACCTGGCGATGTAGAGGAAAAAACATTACCATTTATGATGTCGTTTTATTACAATATGGAGCAGATTATTGGTAAACAACGATTACAAGTATTGAAAGAAAGTAATACAATACAAGTCATACCTATGGCTTATATGAGAGGTATTACTCTTGCAAATAAATTTGTAATTCTCGATGAAGCACAAAACGCAACACCTGAACAAATCAAAATGTTTGTGACAAGATTAGGTGAAGGTTCACAATATATTATTACTGGTGACTTGGCACAATCTGATATTAAACAAGGTAAGAGTGGATTGGAAGACGCAATAAAAAGATTTGCTGGTGTACATGGAGTTGGTTTAGCTCAATTCAAAGAAAAAGATATCGTAAGACATTCATTGGTTAGAAGATTACTGAAACGATATAAAGATAGTTTTCAAATTATCGATGAAGTATCGGCTGAAAAAACTATATCAATGTGGATTCATGAACAAGGTTTAGATTCCATTAATGATGGTTCATTTACCGAAGACTTTCGAGGTGATTACAGTTATCAATTAAAAAAATAAAAAGCTTGACTTTTATGCATAAAAGGTTGTATATTAATAAATAATTAATATGGAGAAATCTTTATGATTAAAACATCTCATGCAACTTGGTTGGCTATGATACCAATCTTTATCTTAACTTGGTATTCATCTAATATGATAGATGAACACTATAAAGAACGAATGAGGTTACAAGAAAGAGTTTGGGAATTAGAAGATAATTGTGGATTTACTGAAGCTAATAAAATAGCTTTTGATGTCACAGTTACTACTTATAATCCAACTCGACAACAATGTGATTCAACACCTAACATTACAGCTGATGGGACACGGATAAATCCAAAGAAAGCAACTCAATATCGCTACGTTGCATTATCGAGAGATTTACTCTCTCGTTGGGGTGGACCTTTTGATTACGGAGATTACATCGTAATCGAAGGAACTAGTAAATGGGATGGTGTGTATCAGGTAAGAGATACAATGAACCCTAAATGGGTTAAGAGAGTAGATATACTTACAACAAATAGTAGATTTAAATATAATAATATTACTATGTATAAGTATGTTAATGAACAAGAGTATTTGGTTACAAACACTAATTTATAAATAGGAGAAGCACAAATGAAATGTATGATGAGTGTGGATGGCTCTAACATCGTTAGAGTATCTGATGAACAAGCAGCTAAATTATATCATGAAGGATTTAGGTATGTATCTAAATCATTATGGAAAGAAAAAGTTCGTGATGTAGAAAAACCAACCGAACAACCCACAAAAACAAAATCTAATAAAATGTCAAAAGCAGCTAAAAGACATTTAAGGAAATCAAATAAGTGATAAATAAATATATTGTATTGACTATAGGAATATTTATATTGAACAATATTCTAATATGGTATCAGCTCAATTCCCAACTTGTTTGGGATTGGGCTAAAGGTGCTAAATCTATGTGGATTATGTCTTTGTTTGGTATTCCTATAAGTATATTGTTTTGGTATGCTACTAAGTGGGGTTATATTGGATTTGGGAATCTTTGGGCTGTGAGATTTTTAGGTTTTGCAACTTCGATGATTACGTTCCCAATTATGACTTATTTTTATTTGGGAGAAACCATAACTTTAAAAACTTTAATTACTATACTGTTAGCTATTATTATAATGATCTTACAGTTATTATGATCTTTATTATTAAATTAGTTGATCTAATTGATCTATAATTAGTATAGTTTTCCAGAAAACAATGAAAAAAAATTGTAACAATATTGTAACAAATAAAAAAAAGCTTGGAATAATAAAATATTATTCGTATATTGTAAGTAATATAATTAGGAAACAAAATGTCATTTGATAATTTTTTTGAAGAAGTAAAAGAAGAATTTAATTACGAAGAAAAGAAAAAAGAATTTATAAATAATTTAGATATGTTAAAGTCTATGTCCGTTGAAGAGCAAACACTTTATAAAAAGTGGCAAGAGTTCAATAAAAATCCTGACTTTCAAAAATATGCTTATAAGTTTGATTTATTCTCTCAGAAAATTTGGAAACCAACAGATATAAATAATTTAGAATTAACAATATCTGAAATTCAAAATCTCGACCCTTATGTTGAAATCGTAGATAATAAGAATCAACAATCAGTTGAGAATTGGACACTTCTTAGAAGACTTATTCATTCAATGGAATATGTAGCTAATCCAGGCAGAAACATTAAAGTAATTGCTAAAGATAGAAATACTAATAAAGTTTTGGGTATGATGTCTTTAGGTTCAGATATTACATCACTTGGTGTTAGAGATGATTACATTGGTTGGACAAAAGATAATAAATTCAAAGATGGTAAATTAAGATGTACAAGTATTGGAACATCTATCGTAGCAACTCAACCATTTGGATATAACTTTCTTGGTGGTAAGTTAGTGGCTATGTTATTAACTGATGAATCTCTCAGAACTCATTGGAAAAAAACTTATGGTGATGAATTAGTTGGATTAACCACTACAGCATTGTATGGTGTACATTCAATGTATAATGGAATCCCTTTATGGAAAACTCTTGGTGAGTCTGCTGGTAAGATTGCATTGAAGCCTGATGATTCAGTTTATAAGCCATGGCTTGATTGGATGAAAGATGAAAGAGCAGATGACTATAAAAAAATTATGACACCGAAAGAAGGTGTATCAGGTCCTCCAACTGGAGTTAAACAATCATTAATAAATTATATGTTTGGTGAGTTGGGAATTGTTAAATCACATTACAATCATGGATTCAAACGTGGAGTTTATTTCAGTTCGTTTTATGAAAATGGTAGAGAGTTTTTAAAAAATGAAATCAATGCTGATGAATTAATTATGAGACCAAAGTTCGCTCAAGGTTCTGAATATATTAATAAGTGGTGGAAAAGAAAAGCAATAAAAAGATATACCAAGTTACATACTGAAAATAGATTAAAGCCTGAAATACTTTATTATTCAGATGTATTGAATATGACTTGGGAACAATGTAAAGAAAAATATTTAGGAGAAGTAGGTAGATGATAAAAGATATAAGTGATTATTTTGTAGACGAAAATAAAAGTACTCAGTATGATTATAAGATATTACTTTATGGTAATTATACATATAGACAAAACTTAGAAGCAGATAGTTTGGTTGAGGTGTTAAGACACACGATACCATTTATTAGTAAAAGATGGAAAGTTCATTTCACTTTATTAATACCTGAATTTGTTCAATCATTAGATTTTCCAAATGTTGACCAAAGAATATATGAGTTACCAACTTATATAAATACAATGAGACAACACTTCAACACAAAACAATTTATGAAGCATGTTGATTGGAGACATAATGATTTTGATATTGTTTATACCCATCTACCAGAACACACTTTACAGATAGCAAATTGTCTTAGTAATAATTCAAATCTATCACCAAAGTATATTGGTTACTCACATTGGTTTGAAGTTCCACAAAATGCTCCATATGGTGATAGAGGTGGGATACATAAAGATGATCCAGCAAGAGCATTGTATTTAAGTGTTGCTGGTTTATTAATGCAAGACGAGTGTGGAGTGAATAGTGATTGGTTAAAACAATTAACAATCAAAGAAGCAAGTAAACATTGGAATCAAGGAGTGTTGGACAGGTTACAAAAAATTATTCAACCACATTATCTTGGTGTTGATAGAGTTAATATAAGAAAAGATTACAAAGACAAAACGGTTGTATTCAATCACAGAGGTGCTGGATACACTGGCTGGGAATGGTTTGTAAAAGTATGTGATGAAATATGGGAACAAAGAAAAGACTTTAAAGTATACACCACATTAACACAAGTTGATAGGCCGTGGAATGAAAGAGTTAATTGTGAAAGTCGTGATGAGTATATGGATTTCTTATCCACTATGAAATTTGGTGTAGGAACATTCCAAACATATTCAGCTTGGAGTATTTCAACAACTGACGGTTTCTCTGTTGGTGTTCCTTATCTTTTACCAAACAAACTTTGTTATCCTGAAATGACAAGTGTAGCTAAAAATCCATATCCTTATTTATATGATGATAGAAATGATTTTATAAAAAAATTCAATGAGATGTTAGATAATCCGATTACATATGATACAAGTGATTTAGCAGACAATATGATTTGGGAAGAAAGAATATCTAATTGGTTTGGTGGTTGGAAAGATGTATTTAATTTAGAGTCAGTTAGTGAAACAGATAGTGTTTTAAAAATTAAAGACTTTATTAAAGACAAAGGTTTTGTAACCAAAAAAAATATATTGGATTATCTTGGTTGGGGTGTAAGAATTAAATTTAGTCCATATAGAAATGCTTTAAGAAAATATAAAGAAATTAAATTTACCAAATATGGTTATGAATGGATAGGAGAATAAATTGAAAAAATTATCAGCAGAACAAATACAACAAAATTGGAATACATTAATAGATATTATCAATGCACATATTAGTGATGATAGAAAAGATAATTTGTTAAAAATGTATGATGACTTTCAAGATAGAATGATGTTTGCGCCCGCGAGTGCTAAAGGGCATTTCCACAATGCAATGCCCGGTGGATATGTTGAACATGTTCTTCACATTGTAAGTCACTCACTTGAAATTAAACAATTGTGGGAAAAGAATGGTGCTGAGATTAACTTCACGGATGAAGAGTTAGTATTCGCTGCTCTACATCACGACTTGGGTAAGGTTGGTGATTTGGAACACGACTATTACATTCCACAAGATTCAGATTGGCATAGAAAAAATCGTGATGAGATTTATAAACACAATCCTTCACTTCAATATATGAAAGTACCTGATAGAGCATTATGGTTACTTCAACACTATGGTGTTAAGGTTACGGATAAAGAATACATTGGAATTAAATTAACAGATGGTATGTATGATGATGCTAATAAAGCTTATTTGATGTCTTACAATCCTGACTTTGGACTTCGTTCCAACATGCCTCACATTTTACATCAAGCTGATATGATGTCAACATACATTGAATCAGATGAATGGAAAAGGGGAACTGAAGTAGAAGAGCCGGTGAATACTAAAGTTCCAAAAACAAAAGATGAACAAAAGCAAGTAGACAACTTGAAATCAAAATTTGATGAGTTGTTTAATTAGGAGATATTTATGTGGATGGGATTAACAATATTATTTTTCTTTATAAGTGTGTTTACATCTACATTGGTGTATTACTCATTACGAAGAATAACACAATATGAAGAATTGATTTTACAGATTCAACAAGTGATTAAATTTTCAACAGAGAAAATGAAATTGGTAGACTCTAAAGGACATTATGAATCAGATGATGAAACTGGTTTTTTCTTTGAACAATTAAAACAAATTCAATTATCCTTAGATGGAATATTTGAAGAGGAGAATATAGATGCCAAAAAAGAAAACTAATGATGTTAAAGCTGAAATAAAAAAAATAACTAAAAAGAAAAAACGTAAAGTTTATTTTGGTCAAGAGGTTCAAGACGCAGTTGTTGATTACAATTCATCAACGAATGATGATGAAAGAAATCAAATTTATGGTACAAGGATACATGCTGCTTTCGATAAGTTAGCTGAAAACATAATTAACACATTTAAGTTTACTTATTTTGATTATGGGTTTGAGGATATTAAACATGAAGTAGTTGCCTTTATGGTAATGAATATGCATAAATATGACCATACAAAAGGTTCAAAAGCATTTAGTTATTTTTCAGTAGTGGCTAAAAACTATTTAATTCTTCATAATAATAACAATTATAAAAAACTAAAAACTCATGATAAAATGGAGGTTTTAGATAAACATAGAAATAATGATATACATGGTGATTCAGATTTTATAACACTAACAAATGAGATTATCGAATATTTTGATACGAATTTAAACTCCATATTTAAAAAAGATAGAGATTTAAAAATAGGTTACGCTATCATTGACTTGATGAAACAACGAGAAGATATAGAAAACTTTAATAAAAAAGCATTATATATTCTTATTAGAGAAATGACTGATGTTGAAACAGCTCACATTACATCTGTTGTAAATGTATTAAAACGACACTATAAAAAATTAATTAATATTTATAATAAAGATGGTTCTATAATACATAATCACTCTGGCTCAAAATTCTTCTAAACATTAAACCCTCTTAAATGAGGGTTTTTTATTTCGTACAATTTCTTACAATTTTTATATTTATATATGAATAAGTACATTCAGAGGAAATTGTATGGCAGACGAAAAAGAAATATTTGAGGGAAAAACCTTCCAAGATTTAACAAAAGATATTTACGAAAACACGACAAAGCGTAAAGTTCAAATAGATTTGTTAATATCAGAAATTCACGGATTCATAACAACCATTGATGATGTGGTGTTGGTTGCACCTATAATTAAAGAATACATGGATACGGCTGTTCGTAATGATGAACACTTAGTAAAACTCGCTGGTGTACTACAAAGAATCATATCCAAATCACAAGGTGAATCAGATGAATCAATGTTATTAAGTGATGAGGAAAAAGCTGAGTTAATGGGAACACTTCAAGACACTGTTGATGATTTACAGAAAGAAAGTGAAAAACTTGAAGGAATAAAAAATAAAACTATTTCATCGGGATATACGGAGAGTTAAATGGGTTCAATATTTACAACAATACCTGGAAAAACAATAAAAGGATTTGCTGGAAAAAGTTATCCAGTGCCTATGTATTTACAATTTGTTCCGGGTAATGTAGTTGAAGTAGTTCATTCGTCTGAAAGTATTAGATATGGTGGACCTCAAACTTTAAATACTATTATAGCTTTACCACATATAAAAGATGGTGTTGCGAAAAAAAGGTCTTCGGCTGGAGAGGAGTTTAGATACTATCCACTTTTAAGGACTATGCATGATATTCCATCAAAAGGAGATCCAGTTTTACTGTGTACGATTGGTAGAATTAATTATTATTTAGGACCACTAAACACTCCAACCAATTCACCAACTTGGAATGATGACCCATCTCTTTTACCTGAATTAATGGCGACATTTACTCAAAACAATGATACTACAGTTAGAGGTTTGAAGGGTGAAAGTCCAAATTTTAATAAAGAGATTTCATATTCTCGATTAAGTAAAATTAGAAAAGGGGATTTAGATTATGGAGATGCTGTTAAAGAGACAACTGGTGATACTTTAATTGAGGGTAGACATGGTAACAGTATTAGAATTGGTAGTCGGAGTAACAACCCTTATATTTTTTTATCAAATGAAAGACTGCCAACTAACACATTTGAAAATATATCTGATGGTACATTAATTAGTATAACTTCTGATGGAACTTTACAAGAACATTTTAATGGTTATTATGATGTGGAAACTGAAGAGAGTATAAATGGATTTCAGTTATCATCCGATGGTATTGAAGATAACACTTATCCGATTGGTGATATTCACTCGGATTTAAACAATGGTGCTGATATTCAAGAAACAATTTATGGATATAATGGGAATCAAATATTATTTCACTCTGATAGAATAACAATAAATTCAAAACTTGATGATATTTTTATATCATCAATTAAAGATATACATATTGGTGCTAGTAGGCACATGTCAATAAATGCACCAAAGAGTTTAAATGTTTTATCTGATAATGTTAATATTGGTAATTCAAATAGAGCCACTATGGAGTCAATGGTATTAGGTGAAGCCTTAAAAGAAGTATTGAATGACATCATTAATTTAATACCATCAATAACAATAACAACACAATTAGGGCCACAATCACCAATGCCAACCATACAGGCTGATATACAAAAAATTACAAATAAGATAGAAAGTATTACAAGTACAAAACACAAAATAGAACAAGGATAGTTATGAAAAAGAAAAAACCAAATATAAAAACTATAATCAGAAAAATCGTTAGAGAAGAAGTTGCGATGGCGATAGGTGAGGTGGTTAATGAATTAAAACAACCAACTCAATCTCAACCAAAACCAAAAAAGAAAATCGTTGAGAAAAAATCATTTACAAAAAATTCAGTATTGAATGATGTATTGAATGAAACAGCTCAAGATGATGGTTGGAAAACAATGGGTGGTGGTGAGTTTACGTCTGATAGAATGAATGAATTAATTGGTGGACAATATGGTGATATGATGAACGGAACACAGCAAGTTCCATCAAGTGACCCAATGAGTCAATTCTTAAATAAAGATTATAGTGAAGTATTGGAAAAGTCAAAAGAAAAATCTAAAAACAAACTTGGAAGATAACAATGGGATTAAAACAAGATATAATAGATGCTAAAATAAAAGCAGCCAAGGAGTCAGGTGTATCAGAACCACTTGATACCTCTAATGGTTCTTTTATTGAAAGAGAAGCTCATTATATGTCTGAAGCTATAGTTAAAACAATGACTGAGGCTGATTTTACTATAACACAATTAAAAGCTCCAGTAGTGGTTGAAAAATTAAAAACACCAGACCAACCTGTTAATATTCAATTAGAAACTTTATTAGGTGAATATCAACCTATATTAAAAACATTAAAACAAATTGGTGACCCACTTGGATTAGGAGCTCTCATTGATTCATTGGAGGGTGAAATTGAAAAAGCTGTATTACCCTTATTACAAGGTGGTGCTAATTTACCAGGATTTGATTTATCAAAAGATAACACGGATGAAGACCCTAAAAAAATAAAAGAAGGTGATGGTGGATTAGATGCAGTTGGTTACGTTTATATTGGTGAAGATCCAGACTCACGAGATGCATTTGATACTGAAGATGAAGACGGGCAAAGAGAATTTACAACTGTAAAATTAATACCTGAAGATGGGGATAAATTATTATAATGGCGATTAGAGATACATCAAGAAAACCTTATATTCAAGACAATGATACTAATGTTAAAGTTGGTATTGATTTACCAATTCGTAGAGATGATGGGTTAGATGGTTTTTTTGCAACTACTTCAACAACCATTGAAGCTGTAAAAAATAATATAAGAAATCTATTACAAACTAATGAGGGTGAAAGATTTTTTCAACCAAACTTAGGTTTGAATTTAAGAAGTTTATTATTTGAACATATTACAAATGAAAATTTAATCGGTATACAAAATTCTATACTTGATAAAATAGAATTTTGGTTACCTTTTGTGGAGGTAAGAGATATACAAGTTTTAAGTAGAAACAATACAACAGACATTGGAGCTAATGAAATTAGAGTAAAAATATTATTTAACATAAAACAAGACCCGAACACTTTAGATTCGATAACATTAGATTTTTCATCTGATGTATCGGAAACTGCGTCATCAGTAGGTGGTGGTTCTATCGGTGGTGGAGGTGGTGGATATTAATTGGAGATAAGAAATGCCAACATATGGTAAAGAAAATTTTAAAGAATCAAATATAAATTATTTAAATAAAGATTTTACAGCATTAAAAGAATCGTTAATGGATTATGCTAAATCTTATTTTCCAAATACATATCGTGATTTCAATGAAACATCACCTGGTATGATGTTATTAGAAATGAACGCATACGTTGGTGATGTATTATCATTTTATGTCGACCAACAATATCGTGAAATGTTACTACCATTAGCAGAGGAAAGAAGAAATATAATCACGATGGCTAAAATGTTTGGATATAAAGTTAAACCAATTGTTCCATCTTATGTTGATTTAACCTTTACATCGGAGGTAAACGCTTCGAGTGGTGATGTATCAAAAGTTGATTATTCAAACGCCGGAACATTTGACGCTGGTATTGAAATAGCATCTGATACTGACGCAAATATTATTTTTACAACATTAGAACCAATTGATTTTAGAATTACAGGCTCAAATGATGGCGATACTATTGGGACAACAGCTGCTAGTGGTTTAGCTTCAACTTACACTTTGTCAAGAACTGTAAAAGCTGTAAGTGCAACTGAGAAAACAATTTCATTTCAAGTTGGAGTACCTGAAAAATTTAAAACACTAACCATACCTGATACTAATGTTATTGATATTATTTCTTGTGTGGATTCAAATGGAAACAATTGGTATGAGGTTGATTTTTTAGCACAAGATAAAGTTGTAATTCAAACACACTACACGGATGATATTAATAGAGATTCAGCATATGTTGATGCTACGGGTTTAAGTTCAACTTCAGCTGTCCCATATTCTTTATCATATATTGCAACAACAAAAAGATTTACTCGTGAAACAAATCAAAACAATACGACTTCATTAGTGTTTGGTAATGGTGTGTTAAAAGATGGTCAAGTTGTTGATGACAGCTTTATTGATACAGAACAAATTGGAATTATAATACCTGGACAAACTAATGATTTAAATAATGCTATTGACCCATTATTAGGTGATGAGTACTCAACACTTGGTGAAACTCCAAATAATACAACCTTAACTATTACTTATAGAGTAGGTGGTGGTGTAAGTTCAAATGTTCCAAGTGGTGATATATCTACTACACCATCCTTAACTGCACAGAATGGAAATACCTCTGCGACATTAACAAGTGTGACAAACAATCGTCCAGCACGTGGTGGTAAGGATGAAGAAGACACAACTGAAATAAAAGAAAGAGCTAAAGCATTTTTCTCAACACAAAACAGATGTGTGACAAAAGAAGATTATGAAGCTAGAGTATTGAATGTTCCAAGTAAATTTGGTAATATTGCAAAAGCTTATGTTGCAAGAAACATAGAAGGTGATACTGCTATAGTAGGGCAATCCGAACTTGATGAAGCAGCTTCATTTTTACAATCTGAACTTCAAAGTATGATATCTGAAATGAACAATATTCAAAATGAAATTGTTAATGCATCTCAAGTTGCAGCTGCAGTAGATGTATTATTGGCCATCCGAGTAGGTGATCTTGTTACCACAACACAAAATTTACTTTCAAACCAAGTTCCAATAATACAACAAACTGATATTTCTACATTTGAGTTGTCATCTATTAACATTTATTTATTGGGATATAATAATTTAAAACAATTAGTTGGTAATCCACATAGTTCTACTTTAGGAACAACTGATAATTTACCAACTACTTTAATGTCAAACATAAAAAACTATTTAGAAAACTTTAAATTAATGACTGATACCATTACAATAAACGATGGATACATTGTAAACTTTGGTGTTATATTTGATGTCATAGCTGAAAAGTATGCTGACAAACAACAAGTAAAATTAAAATGTATTCAAAAAATAAAGGATTATTTTAGAATTGAAAAAATGCAATTCAATCAACCAATATATAAAAGTCAATTAGAATTTGAATTAATGGGAGTTGAAGGTGTTCGTTCCATAGGACATGTAACGATTACACAGAAGGATGATTATAATACTGATGTAGCCGATGCCGATTTATTAGACTCAACTTATAGTTATTCATATGCTAACAATGGTACATTTGAAGACTCAACAATTAATGGTGGAGGAACTGCTGGTTATGGATTTAAATATGATTTCCAAACTGCACTCTCTGATGATAAATCAATCATATTACCTCCATTAACATCAACACCAACGGTTTTTGAATTAAAGAATCCAAACACAAATATTCAAGGGAGAGTTAGATAATTTTAAGAGTAATTATATAAAAATTTTATATTTATAACTGAGGGAAAATATCTTTTTAGTGGAGAAAAAAATATGTCAAATTTAAATGATAAGGTAATATCAAGTAATTTTCAAAAGTTACTTCAAATCACACACAGCACAAATGCAGTTTTAGATGGAACTGGTTCTGCTTTTGGTTTAAGAATGAGCGGTTCAAACATCGCAATAAATACAGCTCCTGCTGATGGTATGGATTTAGTAGTAGCTGGAGGAATAAGTGCTTCATTTATATCAGCTTCTACTGGTGTATTTGGTGCTAACACTGTGCGTATTGGTGGAATTTCATTGTCAGAAAACGAAGATGGTGGAATAAGATTTCAAGATAGTAGTTCGGTTGAATTAGGTGCATTTGCTGGTCCTGGATTTTTTGTATTAACTTCTTCACTTGAGGAACATGGAGGTGGAAGACCTTTATTTAGTTTGACACAACAAGTAGGTTCTAATCCAAATGAAAACGTAGGTCAAATCACCACTACAGGAATTAAAGGCGCACAGAGTAATGTTGACTTTGAATATAAATTTGGTATACAGCCAAGTGCTTCAAGTCAAGCAGGTGACTTTTTTATTAGTATAGAGCCCGGTATATTTACTGCTAATCCAAATCCAAATAGTGCTAGAAATAAACCATCTTTTTACGTTACACAATCAGGAAGACGTATTGGAATGGGTATGTATCCTAATAATGAAAATATGTTAAGTATAGGTGGAGGTTCAGGCACAGGTTCACAACAAGGTGGTGGATTATTTGTAAGTGGTTCAGATGTTGGACACATAACTGCGAGTGGAAACATAAAAGCAGGTGGTACAATAACTGCAGACAACTATGGTGGAAACATAAGTGGTTCATTAACTTCAACTGGTTCATTTGGAACTTTACAATTAGAAGGAGCAAATTTTTCATCAGCTTCAATCGCAGCTGCAATTGCAGGTGCTGATAACTTAGGAAATCACACTGCTACACAAGATTTAAGTTTAGGTGGAAATGATATTTTTAATATTCAACACATAACAGCAAGTGGAAACATAAGTGCGAGTGCTATAACTGCTAGTGGAATAACTGTTAATAAAATATCATTAAACGAAGATTTAAGTGGTTCTTTAGAAATAAAAAATGCAACTAATCAAGGCGCAATCGAAACTGCAATTTTTAAAAACAATAAAGAAATGATTACCTTCGATGGTTTAATTGGAAATGACCCACTTAAAGTTACAATTAATAAAGAAAATGAAAATTTAGATTTTAAAGTTGGTGGTACAATTGATGATAGATTACTTCAAACCGATGCATCTGAGAATGTTGTTGTTTTTGCTGATTCTGCAAGTAGTAAAGTTGGAATTGGAGATTTTCTTGGAAATTCAGCATCAGAATCTTTTGGGGCCGAAAAGTTCAAAGTAGTGGGTGATTCATTTTTTAAAGGTATTGTAAGTGCGAGTGGGGATATACTTGCACCTAACTCTACTGGTTCAGTTGGACGTTTAATCGTTGGTGGTGGACATTTCACTTCTGCTTCATTAGCAGCTGCGGTTGCGGGTACTGATAATTTAGGAAATCATACTGCTACACAAGATTTAAATTTAGGTAACAATGATATTTTTGCTGTGTCGAATATAACAGCAAGTGGAAACATAAGTGCTAGTGGTAATTTTACCACACTTTTAACTGGTTCATTTGGGGCAGTTGAAGCAACAACTGTTAATACTGATGATATAACTGTAGCTAACAGTATAACACATGATAGTGATTCGGATACAAAAATATTTTTTGCAAGTGATACCATAGCTATGCAGGCTGGTAATACAACATTTATTACAGCTCTTGAAACTACACAAGATATTTTAACTTTAGGTGATGGTAATGATGTTGATATTAGACTTAGAGGTAGTGGTTCTGCAACAGCATTATTTGTTGAAAGTACTACTAATCAAGTTAGTATTGGAGGATCTTCACCACGTGCACAATTAGATGTTCGAGGTACTATAAGTTCAAGTGGTGAGATAACTGTAAATGGTAAGACATATCTTTCATCTAATGGAGACATAACCTCAGCTGGGGCAATAAGTATGAGTAATTCCGCTCAGAGTCATATACTTGGTGGTGATTTAACTGTAGGTGACGATTTAACTGTAAGTGACGATTTAACTGTAGGTGACAATATAACTTTTAGTGGAAGTTTAAGTGGTTCATATACAACTACTGGTTCATTTGGAAGATTAGATTTAAGTGATGGTGGTATCATAGCACCTGGTGCTTCTGAAATAGCCAGTGTAACTATTAATTCATTTGGAATGACTCCAACAAGTTCTAATGTTAGTATTGGAGGAGGCGCCAATCCATTTATGTCTATTACCGCAAAAAGTCTACATATAAAGGAAGGCCTCGCAAGCTTGAATCAAATATCAGCGAGTGGTTTTTCAGTATCTTCATCAGGTGAAGTTTCTTGTAATGACTTACATGTAACTGGTGCGATAGAAAGTACGGGTAATACAGTATTTGGAAATCATGCAACAAATGATACTCATACTTTTACTGGTCCTGTAGAGGTATCTCATTTAAATGTTACTGGAAGTAAAGGTGCTGGTACTTCTCCAGCTGGTAAAGGAAACATAACTGCTAGTGGAGTTATAAAAACAACTTTTCCTGGTGAGAATTCTTTTTCAGGTTCAATTAGTGCGGGAAGCACTATAAAAACACTTGGTAGTGTAAGTGCAAGTGCCACTGTATTTGCAGATAAATATGAATCGAAAGGCAC